TCGACCTCGACAAAATCCGCAATGTGGGATTCCCACGCCCGACCAAACTTCATGTAGGCGTTGTCTGGTTCACGCCATTCGACAAGGAACTCAGCCGCGGTCTTCTCAAACCCCGCCGGAGTCGAAGCATTAGACACCTGCGTGGCGGTCACACCATAACGCCGTGCGTTAAGCCACCCGTCAAAATCCTCATCCTTCCGGGCAATAAACCGATCCGCGCTAATCATCGTTGTCCCTCCTCATCGCCGTTACGATTGAGTTTATGCTGGACCACCGATATCCACACAGCGAACTCATGCTCAAAATTGCCAGCGTGGGTGAAGTACCGTGCGAACGGCTGCCAGAAGTGTTCTTCCCGGAGGACATCGAAGATCCCGAACTCCGCAGGAAGGCCACCGACACGGCTAAGACTCTCTGTGCTGAATGTCCGCTCCTGTATGCCTGCCGGGACTACGCCATCGACACAGTCCAGGAGTTCGGCATTTGGGGCGGCCTCACCGCTCGGGAACTTAGAGACCACGGCGCACATCCTGACGCAGGGCAATCATCCACCCCGTAAACAGCACGAGTAGCGCAAGCAAATCACCACCGTTGAAGGCGTAATCCGTGAAGGCAAAGTAGAGGCCCAGAACGGCTCCTATTGCCATGATTATCCAACCCATAACATCACCACCACACTGATAATCATTCCGAGGGCAATACCGGTGAAAACCCCGGACAGCCACCAGATCGTGTTCTCACGGTCACGCAGTTTCCGCGCCGCAACACGGGCACGGTAAGTGTCAAACTCCTCCTGCCCTGCGATTAGTTCATTCTTGAAATAACCCATTTGGTTTCCTCTTCTATGCCCGGAGCCACCGTCCGGCTGGTTAGGACTATACACCAAACTTGTCTAGTTGTGAACACTATTTAATGTATAGTGTCGAACATGACTTTCATGATTGATGAGGGCAGAGACACCCTCGAAACAACAGCACAACGCAGACAATTCACGTTGGAACGGTTAGACAAAACCACCCGTGAACTGCAACAACACGTCCGGGACGAACGCGCAGCCGGAGCCTCCATCGACTCTCTCGCCAAGCGTGCCGGTGTGACACGGGCGACCATTTATTCGTGGCTTGAAAAATAAGTAAACCCCGGAGGTGGTGGCTCCTCCGGGGTTCTATCCCACCAACCAGGTAGGACTTCTAAGCCTACACTACTGACACGATTCGCAGGAAACCAAATCCATCGGATCAATAGGCACGTCTACACCGTCAACACGGTCAATGGAATCAAACGGGTCACTCATCCTCATCGACCTCCACGGCAATCTTAAACACGTTATCCGGTGTCAGGTTAGCCAACGCCATCCCCGAAGCACCCACACCCAACACCGCGGCCAACACGTTCAACACCAGTTGGGCAATGTCCTCCGTGAGAAACCCCACTGCAATCAACAATGGCACCGCTGCCACGGCAACCTGATACAACCATTGGCGACGGCTTGCCGTCCACCATCCTGCTAGAAACTCACCCATCGGGATTCACCTCATTCTTTCCCGGCGGAACCATTTGTCCCTGCCATTTATCATCTAATGTTGCCATCGCCTGATAGAACGCAACCACACCACTAATCAACGTCACGCCACCGTAAACCAGTGTATCCGTGAACCGGTCAGTAAATAACCCAATCGCTCCGGCGACAATCATTGCCAAACCGAAAAACACTACGCCGATGATGATTTTCCGGCGTATCCGCCATCTATCCGACACTGACCGACACCACACCCAACAGGGCACCCATCAGCCCGAGTGCACCGAAAATCCATCCTGCCTTCTGTTCCAGTTTCCGAATGCGAACCTCGTGATCCTCAACCTTCGTCTCCGTATCCGGCAGGCTATTAGCCAACCGTTCCACGAGTTTCGCCAGTCGGACTAGTTCGTTATACAGTTCGCGTGTCGTAATCCGCACCCCGTTCGTCCCGTTGTCGTCACTCATCGGCGGCCTGCCATAAACATATTCACGGCCTGCACATCACGAGCCTTCAGAATCCCTGAAATGCCGTATTGGGGCATCCGTACCCGAATCCGTCTGGGAGGCTCTGAGACGGGCTGTGACGGCTCGTTAGCGTACTCCTGGGAGAGAATAGTCTCCGGGTCAAAATCCGTCCCCCACTGCCTGCTCCGTCGTGTCTCGAAATGCAGGTGTACGCCGGTGCTGGCACCCGTCGTTCCCGTCTGTCCGATCACTTCACCGCGTTTCACCCGTGTCCCCTTCAACAGGTGGGACGGCTGCCGAAGGTGATAGTAGACAGTCCACACACGCGGCGACTCGTGACGGATAATTAGCGTGTATCCGCCACCCGTGCGTTTGTTTAAGTCTGCGCCTTTGTGAACAATAACGCCGTCTGCCGGTGCGTATATATCGCCGTGATAGGCAACATCCACACCACGATGATGTTTCCGTCTACCCGATATTGGGTGAACCCTCATTCCCCACGAGGATCGGATTACTTCTCCCCGAGGCCACGGACGAGCCAACATTATTCACTGACCACCCATTCACCGGCAGACTCATCCCAGGTGTAATCCTGCCCGTCTTCGGGCATCGGCACCGGCGCAACCCACAGGCAAGTCGTCTCATCCAACAGCCAAGACTCAAACGGCTTAGGAGGGATAAACGCATCCCGTTCTTCGTCGTAGGAAAATCCCAGCCCAGCATAGTTAAACCGCAACGCCTTAGTTTGGTCAGTAGACGGTTCACCTGTTTCCGGGTCGTAGTGGATACCGCCACGCGTGTTGTAGGAAGTTTGCTTGTAGGTGTCGCCGGTGCGGGCAGTCAATTCTGCCTCTTTCCCGTCGTCCTCCTGTCGTCCCACGGTCACGAAGGTCACGATATTGTTGTCGTCTAGTTTGGCAAAGTGGCTCATCCGATAGTCACCGTCTCCGAAGTCGTAGAAGTAGCCGTCACAGTGTAAACATCATCTGAGCCGACAGTGCTGGAAGTTTGATTTACACCGCCAGAGAAGGACACGCTCGTGCCAGTCGGAACGGTAAAGATAACGACACCTGAACCGCCAGAACCGCCCGAGCCGTCTCCACCGTTTCCACCCGAGCCGCCTCCGCCCGAGCCTGTGTTTACTGTTCCACTCCCAGCCGTACTGTTGCCTGAGACTCCGTTGCCCCCGCCACCGGCTCCTCCGGTTCCTGGTGAACCGCCATCAGGGTCGTATCGTCCCCCGCCGCCACCACCTGCGCGAGTGACAGCCGAGCCCGTAATTGAAGAACTTACGCCGTCGCCCCCATCGCCAGCGTTAGTCGTACAATTTCCACCAACCTGTCCGGCTCCACCGCCTCCGGCTCCGTGTCTATCGACGCTGACGTTTCCTGTCCCCCCGTCGAAACCCTGATTGGGTGTGCCCGAGCCGCCTGCCGTGCCGCCTGAATATGTGCCCCCTCCACCGGACCCGCCATCGTTGTTAACAGTGCTTCCTTTTGCCCTACCTAAACCACCGCCCTCGGAAACTATTGTGGCAAACGTACTCCCAGAACCTTTGACACCGTTTGAACTCGTGACTCCTCCCCCGGCCCCAACGATAAGACTGTAAGTTGTGCCTGGTGTGGTCCAAGTGATTGGGGTTTCAGCGGAAGCACCACCACCAGAGTTTTCGCCGGAAACAGAGCAACGATACCCACCGGCCCCTCCGCCTGCGCCGTGGCGCGTTCCTCCACCCCCGCCACCTGCGATAACCAGGAAGTTTATATCGAACGGGAGTACCGCACCGCCAGACATTGTGGCGTACCGGGTTTGTTCGGTCAGCGTAGAAGTAGAAAGCCTGCGGATAGACATAACAACCGCCTATACGTCGATTTCAGCACCGAACAGGTTAAACGACAAAGCGTTCGCTGTTCCCGCTGCAACCGTCACCACATCTGTCGCCTCCAACGCCATGCCCAGCGTGAGCGTGGTCGAATCATTGGCGGCGATAGGAACCTCTTTGGCAATGTAGTGCTTATCTGCGAGAGTGGCACCATCCTGGCGGAGAGCAATGTTAAACGTCGTCGCCACAGTGCCAATGTTGGCACAAATCATTGTTGAGATAATCGCCTCAGTGGCACTAGGCACGGTGTAAATGTCCGTGTCTGAAGTAGTGGTCATGTGAGCCTGACCCAAAATCCGATATGAAGTAGCCATTCCTTTTTCCCTAGCCTCCCATTAACAGCAACGAGTTCTCAAAACCACCA